CATTGATACCAGCACTGTAATAATTGACGGGCTTAGCTCTCAAAGCCTAGCAAATGCAAAAGCTCAACTTGCTAGACTTTCCGTTCCTGGATATGGGTTTGGTCAAGGAGACCCACGAATTGCTCCTTGGAGAACCATAGAGGTTCGGGGAACAGGGGAAGCAAGTGATGGTTTTTGGATAGTATCTAACGCTATTCACACTCTAAATGCAGATGGTAAATACAAGGTAGAGTTTAATTGTGTAACTGACGGTACTGGCTCTAACAAAACTTCCGCAATGAGACCTTCTGCTGCGGGGGGTGTTCCTACGGTAAACCTAACTGAGGCTATTACAACGGGTACAAAAACACCTACAACGTATAAACTAAGTAATTCAGCACCGATGACAAACCAATCGGCAACAGGGTATAACGTCGTTCCAAGAAGGTGGGTAGCAGTTTAATGGCATACGAAAAAGCAATCTCTTTACCATTTTCTATTGACACTTTTGGAATGCTGGGAACAACAACCGAACAGTCAAAGATTTGGGCAGATAGAGTTCGCTCTGTTTTGGGGACCTCTCTTAGGGAACGGGTTATGCGCCCAACTCTTGGTACACTAATACCCTTCTCACTCTTTAACGGCATAGAAACAGCTGTTGTTGAGATTAAAGATGAGGTTCAAAATGCTTTTGGTAAACAGTTGAGCTTATTAACTTTAAAAAACACAGAAGTGCAACACGACATTTACAACAATGTTTTAACAATAACAGTGACTTACGCACTTCCAAACCAAGAAATAAATAAAACAACTATTGGATACATAACTATCCGAGGAACGCTTCCACTATATGAGGAGTTGAAATGAGTGTAACACCAGTATCTACTATCCCAATTTCTGTTGACTATACAGGACGAGACTACTACTCAATTCGTGAAGAACTTATAGCACGAATTCAAGAACGCATACCAGAGTGGACAGCTTCAGACCCTTCAGACTTTGGTGTAGCCCTTGTAGAAGCATTTGCATATATGGGAGACTTAATCTCTTACTACATAGATAGAACAGCTAATGAGTTCTCTCTGGCAACAGCTACTCAACGAAACAGTCTTCTTAATATTGCGCAGACTTACGGGTATATACCTTCAGGTTACAGAAATGCTCTAGTTGAAGTAACTTTTTTTAATAATAACAACTCTTCTGCTTCAGGTACTTTAACTGCTACTGGAAACGGTACCACGATAACTTATGTTGGCAGCAACGCATTTGTTAACAACGGAATTGTTACAGTTACTGGGTTTAGTACGTCTTCCTTTAATGTAACAAGCGCTGTCATAACTACTTGCTCTGCAACTCAGTTTACAGTTGCTGTTACAGGTGTAAGTGGAACTGCTTCTGGAACAGGCACTGCAACTATGATTTATCCTTCTATTACAATTCCGCAAGGAACTGTAATTAGTGGAGACATCATTACTGCAGATGTTGTACAACCAGTTTACTTTACAACTATCAGTGATGCAGTAGTTAGCGCTACAAGCACAGAAACAGTATCTGCGGTAGAAGGACGGTATATAAATGTTGTAGACGCAACATCTGACACAACGTATGGTCAGCAAATAGGTGTCTCTAATCAACAGCCTAGTATGTCTTTTGAATTACCAAATACCCCCGTAGTTGATGGCTCTATCTCTGTGTACATCCAATACGGAACTATCTACTCTAAGTGGACTCAAGTACAGCATTTACTAGACTACGGTCCAAATGATTTAGTTTATACAGTTAAATCTGATGCTAATAATGTTGTATCAATTTCTTTTGGTGATGGAGTATCTGGAGCAATTCCTGTAAACAGCTCGGTCATTCGTGCAATGTACATTGTTGGTGGCGGAAGTTTAGGTAATATTTCAGCTAATATTTTAGACACTCTTTCTTACATACCTTCGCTCACATCTTCTGCTACAAGCGCTTTGGCTTCTGCTATTACGGTAGCAAATGGAACAGCAGCTTTAGGAGGAGCAGACCCTGAAAGTAATGACGAAATACGAGTATCAGCCCCTCTTACTCTAAGGTCTTCAAATAGAGCTATTACCTTACAAGACTACGAAGATTTGGCTTTATCAGTAACTGGTGTAGGAAAAGCAAATGCTTATGGCTCAAACTGGACTTCAATTACGGTTTACATTGCACCAAGCAGAAATATTAATGACACAGACATACAGCCAGGTCTACTTGATTCTGGAGCGGTGTCAACCGAGTACACTGATTTAGCAGCTGATGTTACAGAGTATTTGTCTGACAAACTTCTTATCGGAAGCTCAGTAACTATTCAACCACCTTCTTACTCTGATTTAGTTACAACAATTCAGTATGTAAAATTACCGCAGTACACACAGGCAGAAACCGATATAAATATTAAGAAAGCACTTTTGTTTGTGTACGGCTACACAGGTATGAACTTCCAAGCCACTATGTACCCACAAGATATTGAATACACTCTGAACCAAACCGAAGGAATTAAAACAGCAAAATTAACTTCTCTCTATAAGAATGGGTCAACTATTACAGGTAATGCAACTAATGTTAAAGTTGGGTACAACTTAGACACAGTTGCAGCAGGGTATATCACTTACACGGTAAACCAACGTCACGCAATGAAAGCGGGCGGAACTGTAACTATTACAGGGTTATCTGCAACTGGGTTTAATGTTTCTAGTGCTTCCATCGTAGCTGTAGATGATTACAGAATTGTTGTTGCCAACGCTACTACTGGAACTGCTTCTGGAACAGGTATTGTTACTGGACTTGCTCCTCTAAACGGGTTTGCAAATGAAATCTTTAGATTTAAAGAGAGCAATATGAACATTGCGGCGTACAGTGGCTAATGACACCCCTCTTACTGGGTTTTTTAGGGGAGTAGTACAAAACAATAGGGACCCCTTAAACCAACGACGACTTCAAGTATTAGTGCCTCAAGCTACTGGAGCTGAAGTAACTGACTGGGTTTGGCCTGTTGAACCTCACGGCATACACACCGCTCCCCCAAAGGTAGGGCAAGGAGTTTGGGTCTCTTACATATCTGGTGATTCAGAATACCCTGTTTGGATTGGTTCATTTGGAAAACACCAAGAAGCAAGCAAGCCTTATTTAGTAAAACCGCTATTAAACACTGTGTCACTATCTGGATTAACACCGTACTTAATAGTGGAATCTGAGCCAGACGGAACGCAAGTTATAGAACTTACAAAGACTCTGCTTGCAATGGCAAAAACTCTTCTAAACCACGAACAACGTATTACGTCACTAGAGTCACGAGTGTCTACTTTAGAGTCGCAAATGGCTGGTAAAGCAAACACAGGCCATAGTCATCCAGGACTTTAGCAACTAAACCAGTAGTAAACCAGAGAAAATACAACATTACGATGGAAAGGTAACAAATGGCAGTCTATTATCCAGGGAATATTAAGAACGACTTTAGCTCTAAAGTTGACTTTACAGACACAGTTATTGCCTCCCATATTAACGACTTACAAGGTGAAGTAACAGCAATTGAAACAACGCTGGGAACTTCTATCTTGACAAGTTCTGGTTGGGGAACAACTGGGTTTGATACAACCACCTCTCCGTGGTCAAGTGTTAAGGACAGAATTAACAACATTGAAATCGGTATAGCAAATACTCGTGCTCAAGTAGCAGCAATAACTGCAGAAACCTTGGCAGGAACAACCCTAAAAAGTACTATCACTGGTTCGTCTCTAGTTTCTTTTGGCGCATCCCCTGTGCTAAATGACCCTAAGATTTATCTAAGCATTAATGGTAGAACAGCCTCGTATACAGCAGTCCTTACAGATGCAGACAAGTTAGTAACTATGACTGTTGCTACAGCTAACACTTTTTCAATCCCAACAAATGCAGCGGTTGCATTTCCTATTGGAACAAAAATTAACGTTGCGCAATTTGGTGCAGGAACAACCACCATTTCTGCAGTTACGCCTGGAACAACCACTTTGGTTTCGGCTGGAGCAACACCTGCTGCCCCATACACTCGTATCCAGTACTCGGCTGCTACTTGCATCAAGACGGGAACCGATACCTGGTTTATTCTTGGCGACATCCGATAGGATTTTAAAATGGCTAATTATGGTAATGCAGTCTATGGAATATCTAAGTATGGCATTAGCCCATTACTGGCGTTCTCTGTTGAGCCAATGGCGTTGCTTGTCACTGACTTCCATGAGTCGTACGTGTACTGGCAAACTCCCACAGGAAGTTACACTAAGGTAAGACTTTTACGTAACCAAAATAGTTTTCCAGAAACTGCGGAAGACGGAATTATTGTTTACGAAGCTTCAACAACAACTCTTACTAAAACATCTTTCAATGACGGAGGAGGAGTTGAAGATTTAGCCTCTACTCCAGCTATTGTTCCTGGAAAACCTATTTACTATAAACTGTTTTTGTTTACAAACAGCTTAGCTTGGGTAGACGCTGGTTCTATTGGTGGGGTTGTTCCAGGAGACCACCAAACAGCAGAAAAAATACTAAACTTTTTACCAAGAGTGTTTACAAGTGCGGAACAAACACCTCTGTCTCCAGTTGATTACAACTCAGCTTTAGCAAACTTTATTGATGCTTATGGATTTGACTTAGATGAAGCATTAACTTACTTAGACTTATTGCTTCCTGACCACTCACGGGTGTCAACTGTTGCTTCCATGCTTCCTCTAGAGGTAGCTAACTTTGGCCTTTTAAACGAGCCTGGTTTACCAGTAAAAAACCAAAAACAGTTAATTCGTGAAGCTGTGTATATGTACAACAACAAAGGAACGTTAAAGGGACTAGGTACATACATTGAGTCTTTAACAGGGTACGCACCGACATTAACTGTTTCTGAAAACCTACTACTAACTCCTCAAGATTCAACATTCTATAAGTCAACAGGTAATTGGGTAGCTTCTAGTACTGCAACAACTTTTGCTGCATCTACTGAGCAAACACCTCCCACTAACGCAAACAATATTGACCTAACATACTCATGTAAAATAGTTGCTAACGGCGCTGGCTCAATGAAACTTGGGCACTTAGACCCAGTACGTGCGGGAATACCTGTGTCTCCTGGCAATTACTATGTTTTATCTGCACAAGTAAAATCACCAGCAAGTGCTGGAACTATAACCCCAAAAATCTCATACTATAACGGTAAAGGGGTTCAAGTGGGTAGCACTGTTTCTGGAACCGCAACTAGCGCAACAAATACTTACGCACAAACATCTGTAAGCGCTAGAGCAACTAAACAAGTAGCTGTAGCTATTACATCTGCTGTAGGGGCATCTGGAACAGTAACCTACACAACTTCTTTACCTCACAACTTTGTTGCTGGAGAAGTTTTAACCTTATCTGGATTTATTGCACCAGATACTGCTTTTAACTTAGTTGGAGCAACAATAGCAGCAACACCTACAACAACCACATTTACAGTAACATCTGCTGTTACAGGCACAACAACTACTCCAGGGCTAGCTACTAACTCAGAAGTAGACTCAGTTCATGCAAGTATTGAACTTGCGTGGTCTGCTGCTGGAACTTACTTTGTAGATATGGTGTGCGTTCAAAAAGGCCAAACTGTCGCATACGATGAAGCTCGTGCCTTAAACATCTTTTTAAACCCAAACAAAACAAACTATATAAAGAACCCAACATTTGAAACAAACGTAACCAATAGTTGGACACAAGCACCAGCAGCGGGAGGTACATTAACTGTAACTCAAGACCCTGATAACCCAACAGAGTCATACTCTGGCGCACACGGTGCAAAACTAGTAAACACAAGCGGTGCTTGGTCATATACTTCAAACACTTTTCCTATTGAAAAAGGGCAGTACTACTCATTCTCTTTTTACAAAAAAGCAACGGCAGGGTTCACGTTAACGATTGTTGGTAGAAACAGCTTAGGAGCTGTGGTGTCAGTAGATGCCCCAGCACCTTACACAGTAGGACTTTCCTCTACGTGGGTACGTGATTACTACACTGTTCTCGTGGGAGTTAACTCAACTATAGAGACGTTAGAGGTTAAGTTTTCTGGGACTGGAGCAAACACTCTTTTCCTAGACTCTATACAGGCAGAGAAGTCCCCTAAAGCCACCGACTACTTTGATGGAAGTCTGTCAGCGATTAGCGGCAACCCATTTGGAGCGGTATGGCAAGGAACTGTTGGTAACTCTTACTCTTCAGTATATAATAGCAAGCCATTGAAGTTACCTCGCTTAGGTTACACCTTGAAGGATTGGATTCCACAGAATCTATTCTGGAGGATTAGAACCTATGAAAAGAACTCTAACCCAGACCCAGAATACACAAACCTCACGGCGGTGTAGTATGCGCCAATGGTCAATCTACTTATAGCAGTACTCCTATCGGGGTTAGCAGTAACTTTCACTATTGAACTTTTATCTCTTGGCTTAGGTTTACTCATAAGCAAAGAAAAACTTTACGCATTTCTTTCATTGCCACTAAGCTTTGGTGCGCTACTTTGTTTCTACAGTATCAACTTAAAGTTTGTTGTTTCTGTACCAGCAGTATCTTTCATTGCTCTACTAATAAACAAATACATAAATAAACCGATAACGATTGCGGCACCACGACGACTACAACCATAGGAGCACAATGAAAATAGCTGTTTTCTCAGAGGATGACTTAGACGTATCACTTGGCATTGACGAACTTCTAACGAAGTATTCTGAACAATCGCCCGAAGTACTTTTTCCAGTAAAGACAGATTACGATGACTTCTCTCAAAGCATTATACGAAAGTGCTTAGAGAACCAAGTAAAAGTAACTGCGTACTTAAGTGATGCTACAGATGTCGGTCACATAATCAAACAGGTGGATTCATTTGTGGTCTGCGAAGACCCAGTCAACGACGTACTAAGACAGCTATCTCCTGGAGATGCCATAGGCATGGTTTGGACAGATAGCCTTACTGACCACCTAATCATCCACACAGTTGAAGACCTTGCGTTAGATACTTGGGATATAACTGACGGAATGGACCCGATTGAAATGGATGACAACCCGTTCTTAGGTATGGACCCAGATGAACTCCACGACGGTATGCACAAGGCTCTAGGAGTCTTTGTGGACATGATGAGTGCCTTCATAGCAAGCACGGTTATGGAGTCACTAGGACAAGCCGTGGTGCAGCACCTTAACGAGCAGTTGGACAAAAAGGACATTTCACCATTTGAAGATGAGGAGTAGGCTCAACCCGTGTACATCCCGTCAGAAGCCTATTCAGCACAGATAACGGATTTTCAGTTCCGTCTCTTTGCTATATTGTGCCGTTCTGCGGGCCCTGGCGGGCTCGTAGAGACCACGGTAGCCCAGCTTTGTATAGAGACTGGCAAAGCAAGCGACAAGACCATCCGTAGCGCCTTGCAAGGCCTTGAGGCATCAGGGCTTATTGAGACAGCTCAGACCAAGCGTGCTAACGGATACCAGGGACGGAAGAAAATTGCGGTAAAAAATTACCAACAGGAAAAGCAGGAGTTGGTAGAAAATTACCGCACCTCACATGACTATAAGTCACATAGCAGTATAGCTAATAAGCTATTAGTACCTAATAGCCAATCTAGTTATAAATTAAAAGAATCTGAAACCGTAGGTTTCACAAAGGAGATTAAGGTTCCTATGAGAAGATGGGAAGATGATGCAGACAATCTGGCAGGCTTTGGACTCGTTGAACCTAAAGACGCCCCCCAGCCAAAGATACGAAAGAGCGACCCCAAAACCAGAGGCAAGCGACCAGAGCACGAATGGACAGCGATGGATGTTGCTGCAGAGTTTAGTTACCAAGTGGGCCGCAAATACCCGCTACTTCCAGGAACTGTTTCCGTCAAGTCGTTATCAGGCGCACTGCGAAAGTTCCGCTCACAGTACGGAACAACCCCGCTCATAGAGCTTGAACTGCTTCGGCTGTTCATGCAGGATGAGCGCAACTTCAAAGACATTGGGGATGAGGCTCCCCATCTTTACAAAAAGTACCTTGCCTCCTTCGGCACGAAGATGAACCAAGCAAGAGAGAACCTCGGACTAAACAAAGTTACTGCTAAAGTTGAGACCACCCCAGCATCTGGTACCCTCATCTCCAGTGACGGTCGTGTGTTCCAGAACTCTTTGAGTGGACGCGCACAACTAGAGCGACATGAAAAACGATTGAAAGGCAAGGAGAACTAAACGTGGCAAAAAAGATTACGAAAACTTTTACAGCAACACTCACACTAAACACCGAACAAGGTGGCGCATGGTTGGCTAACGTCAGCCTTCTTACTCCAGCAGTTGATAGCGACAATCCAAACTCAATGCAACCAGCAGATGCTGTAAGTGCAGAAGCAGCATGGAAGAACGCATCAGCAGGTAAGCGTTGGATTAAATCACAGGTTCTAGCAATGACACCTCGCAAGAGTGTAAAGATGGAACCAACAAAACTTGATAAGACAACCGAGAAAGCAATTGCTTTTGTAGGAAAGCTGGAGTTCAAAGCCTAATGGAACCATTCAGCCACACATTTAAAGAAAAGGAAACACCAATGCCTAATTTGACACAGGACCCTGACTTCTTGGAATACCTTGAAGAACACTC